CGCAAAGCGCAAAGCAGCGTCTGCGTGAGATGCAGAAAGAATTGATTGCAATGGCCGAAGCGGGCCAGCAGGGGACCGACGCATTCAGGCGATTAGAACAAGCGGCGGGGGAACTCAAGGATGAAATCGGTGATGTAAATCAACGCATTAAAAACCTCGCATCCGACACCAAAAGGATTGACGCTTTTGTTGGTGCGGTGCAGGGCATAGCGGCAGGCTTCCAAATTGCTCAAGGAGCGGCGGCATTGTTCGGGGATGAGAATGAGGACTTGCAGAAAGCAATGCTCAAGGTGCAGGGGGCGATTGCTTTAGCCAACGGGGTGCAGCAGGTGGCCAACCTATTGCAGAAGGAATCCTCGGTAATGATGGGACTTAATACCCTTGCAACAAAAGCCTATGCCACGGTTGTAGGTGATGCGACTGAAAAAACGAGGTTGTTTAGGCTTGCCCTTGCGGGATTGGGGCTTGCGGGAATCTTGGTCGTGCTTGGCTTGATTGCCGAAGCAATGGGCTTTTTTAACAAAGTGACGGAAGATGCTACAAATTCGCAAAAGGACTTGAAACGCTCCTTGGAAGATACCGCTGGAACGCTTGAGTACTATGAGCGCAAACTCAAAGCAAACGGAGCAACCGAGGCAGACCTTGCCAAAATCCGCAGGAAGGCACTTGAAGCAGAAAAGGCTGAACTTGACCGCAAATTGCAGGAAGATGTCGCTCGCTTTGGTGTCAAAAATGATAAGTACCAAACGGCTTTGCGCCAAGAGATTGAGTTGCTTGACATCAAAATCAAGGAAGAATCCAAGATAATTAACCAAGCGGCAAGCACTCTATCAGCAGCAGAAAAGTCAAGAAGGGACAAAGCCCTTGCTGACCGCAAGGCAGAACAAGAGCGAACGAAGGCTATTGAGATTGAGGGATATTATGAGCGTCTTGAATTACAAAAGCAATTTGCGACAGAGTACGAGGATGCCATTATTGCGGGGATGCGAAAGGAAGCGGCTGCAAGAATGCGGTATGCGGCTTTGGAAAATGCAAGGGATAAGTCGTCAAAGGCAGGCCAACTCCAGCGTGAGGCTGACCTGCTGCAAGCCAAGCAGCAAATGGCTGACCAATCCTTTTCTATCATTGGTGACATTATCACGGCAACGGCGGGGCAGAGTGAAGCAGCACAACGAAAGGCGTTTAATGCGGCTAAAATCGCAAGCATCGCCCAAGCAGTCGTGAACACTTACCTCGGTGCGACTTCGGCTTTAGCAATGACTAAAGAGGTATTCCCAGGTCAGCGATTCGTGCAGGCAGCACTCACGATAGCCGCAGGTCTTGCGAATGTGGCCAAGATTAAAGCGACTCAATTTCAAGGCGGTGGAGGTGGCGGAAGTTCTGCGCCATCACCTGCCGCTGGCAATGCAACTATGACCCCGCCTCCAACCTTTACAAGCCCCCAAACGACCAACCTCGGAACGGGCGACCTGTCATCGGGTCAGGGTCAGCAGAACCAACCCATGCGGGCCTATGTCGTAGAGCGTGACATCCAGCAGACGACCAGTAGGGTGCGCCGCTTGTCCGAATTTGCAACATTGGGGTAACCGCTACATATCCCACCATGGAACTTCCCGTGTACCGAATGACCGTGGACGAAGTGGACGAAGGCGTGCAATTCGTTGCCCTCGTTGATATGCCCGCTATTGAAAAGCCATTCCAAGCCTTCGCCAAGACCCCGCAAAGATTTGCTGAAACGGGGGAACGCCGTGTGCTGACGGGACCGCTCATGCTGGCAGACACGCCCATCTATCGCAAGGATGACACCTATGGGGAGTACTATGTCGTGTTTGACAAAGCCACCATCCGCAAGATTGTCCAAAAGTACTTCAAGCAAGGCAATCAGCACAATGTGAACGCTTACCACAACGCGGAACTGGATGGGGTGTTCATGTTCGAGAGTTACATCACCGACACCGATCGGGGCATCCTTGCACCCAAAGGCTACGAGGACACCCCCGACGGCTCATGGTTCGGGTCCTTCAAAGTGGAGAACGATGAAGTTTGGGAGAACCGCCACGCCTTCAAGGGTTTCTCCGTGGAGGGACTATTCGGCATGAAGAACACAGGCACGGAACTTGAGGTCGCACTTGCGGGCCTCGCAGACGATTTGACTAACTTTTTGCAACATATCCAACCAACCTACAAATCCCTTTAATCTATGAACCTGAAAGACGCTATCATGACCCTCCGCACCGAGTTGCGGAAGTTCACAACCCAAAAGCAATCCTTCGCCGACTACAAGTTGGTAGATGGAACCGTTGTCCGAGTGGACGGCGACCTCGTTGCAGGAACCGCCGTGTATGTAATTACCGAGGACGAAACCCTGCCCGCTCCCGATGGTGAGCATCAAGTGGAAGGCGTTGGTGTCATCAAAACCGAAGGCGGCAAAATCACCGAAGTTGTCGTAGCCGAAGCCCCAGTACCTACCGAAGAAGTGGCCGTTGCTGCTGAGATAACCCCCGAAGTTGCGGGCGAAGTGGTGAGTGAAATCGCCGAAGGCTACCCAATGGTGGACCCGTTGATGGTGGAAGAAATCGTCAAGAAGCACTTGGTGAGCATCATGGAGGAACTCAAAGCCGCCTATACCGAGATGGGCAAGATGAAGGACAAGATGTCCGCCTTTGCCTCGCAGATGGAAACCATGACCGACATCGTTGAAAAGGTCGCCGAACTTCCTTCCGAAGCCCCGAAGCCAACCGCCTCCGCTATTGTGGAGCAACGCAAGGCATCAGCCCAGCAGAACTTTAACAACCTCGCCCAAGCAATTCAAACTCTTAAAAAATCCAATTAATCCTTAACCCCCTAAAAACAAAATCATGGCATTTTCTTTCGGAAACCTATCAGCCTACACCGACCAACAAAGGCTGCCCCTCATCACCAAAGCGGTCTTCGCCGCTCGCTCTGCTGCCCTCTTTACCAAGCAAGTTGGTATCAAGTCGGCCGCTGCGTTGAACCTCATGGACACCGACGCAAACATCGCATCAGGTACGGCTTGCGGTTGGACTGCAACAGGCAACACGACTTTTAGTCAGCGTAATCTCACCGTTGGCGTGATGAAAATCCAAGAGGCTCTTTGCCCTCGTTCTTTGGAACAATACTGGATGCAGACCCAGTTGACCGCTGGTTCTACCTACGATAGCGTTCCATTTGAGCAAGCGTTTGCCGAGCAGAAAGCCCTCCGTATCGCCGAGGCTTTGGAGAACGCTATTTGGCAGGGCAACGCTTACTTCAGCGGTGTAAACCAATTGCTGAACGCTGCATCGGGTTCTACCGTTCTTGCTAACGCTTCCTCCACAACTTGGAACCCAGTATCGGCTTCCGTTGGTATCACGACTTCCAATGTCATCAGCATCTTTGACAAGGTTTACAACGACATCCCGCAGGCTATCTTGACCCGTAACGACCTTGTAATCTTCTGCGGATGGAACAACTTCCGCACCTTGATTGGAGCGTTCAAAGCCAACACTGGTGTTATGTACAACCAAGTGGATTTGCAGGGCCTTGCCGATGGCGACATCGTTTACCCAGGCACAAATGTCCGTGTAGTTGCCGTCCCAGGTTTGACTTCTACCAACCGCATCGTTGCAACTTACCTCGGCAACTTGTTCTACGGAACCGACTTGTTGAGCGACGAGGAGCAGTTTTCCATCTGGCATTCAATCGACAACGACGAGGTAAGATTCCAAGCCAGTTTTAAGGCCGCAACACAATTTGCGTATCCAGACCACATGGTTGACTTCAAACTGGCCTAAGTGTAAGGGGGGAGGGAAACTTCCCCCCGTTATTTTGTTCGCAACCCTAAAATAAAATATACACTATGTCTTGTTCTCTCACTACGGGCTACGCCCTCGGATGCCGCAACTCGGTTGGCGGTATCAAAACAATCTTCGTGCAAACCTTCAACCCAACGGGAACGGTCGCCAACACCACAGGCTCGGTATCGGGAACCCTTGCAGGTACTTGGTTTGAATACGATTTGACCAAAGCGACCTCCAGCATGACCGAAACGCTGAACGCATCGGTGGAGAATGGCACGCTTTTCTACGCCCCCGAACTGACCTTCACTATCAACAAACTGCAAACCACCGTCCGCAATGAGTTGCGCCTATTGGCTCAAAATCGGGTGTACGCAATCGTTCAAGACAACAATGACCGCTACTGGTTCCTCGGTGCGGCCAACGGCTTGGAGGTGTCTGCGGGAACCGCTGGAACGGGTACTGCATTTGGTGACCGTTCTGGTTACGAGTTGACGCTATCGGGCATGGAACCCAATCCGATGCTGAATGTTTTGTCAACGCAATTCACGGTGGCCTCGGCACAAATCAGCGGTTCGTAAGTATCTTTGACCTGCGGGTTCTCATACTCCCGCATGGTTTAGTGGTTAGGGCCATCTCTCACGGGGTGGCCCTTTTTTTTTGTACCTTTGAACCATGAGAATTTGCATCGTTTACAACGCCCATCCGACGGGGTGTTCCTTCTACCGCTTGGAGATGCCAAACGCCTACCTCGGCGACAACTACACGGAGTTCGATTATGTGTGCGTGGACAACATCGGCAATGTCAAAGACGAGGACCTAAAGACGGTCGATGTGTGGCTTTTTAACCGCTTGTGGTGTCAAGGTACGCTGGAGCAAATTCGGAAGGTTTACGAGGCTCTCACGGCCTTTGGGGCGAAGGTAATCTTGGACCTTGACGACTACTGGGTGCTGGAGAGCGGACACATCATGTACCGCCATTACCTGGACACCAAACTTGACGAGCAAATCCGTGAACATATCCGCTTGGCCGACCATGTGACCACGACCACGGAACACTTGGCGCAGAAGATACGCCTGCTCAACAAGGCCGTGACCATCCTGCCGAATGAGCCGTACGAAGCATATCAGCAGTATAAGGCCAATCCTGACGAGGAGCCTGAGAAAGATAAGTTCAAGATTGGCTGGTTCGGAGGGGCGCAGCATCAGGAGGACATCGCCCTTGTGGAACATTCGTTTGGATTGCTTGCCCACGACAAGTCGCTGGATGGGAGGTATAAGATTTACCTTGGCGGGTGGAACGAGAACCCTGTTTACGCCGATTACGAAAAGATGCTCTCCTGCCGTGGGCTGAACAAGAACTACGGACGCATCCAAGCGGCGGACATCTACTCCTATGTCGGGGGCTACAACTTTATCAACGCCACCATCGCACCCCTGCGTGATACCAAGTTCAACAGGCTGAAAAGCGAACTGAAGGTCGTGGAAGCGGGATGGATGGGCAAAGCCATCATCGCAAGCGAAACCATCCCCTACACCGACATAATCACCCACGGCCACAACGGGTTGCTGATACCCTACGGCAAGAAAGACGCATGGTACAAGGCCGTCCGCAAGTTTGTGAACGAACCCGACTACGCTCGCTCCTTGGCCGTGCAGTTGTCCAAGGATGTTCGGGAGCGGTTTGACATCACCAAGACCGCCGAACGGAGGGCCGAACTCTACCGAAGCATCGGGCGCAAATTGTGAAATTGGCGGGCAAAGTACATTTAAGGATAGCGTGATTTACCTATCCCCCAACACCACCAACACCATCGTCGTCACTTGGACGCAGCGGGCCAGCACGGGCGACCGTTACATCTTGCGGCTCACGAACATCGCCAAGAACGCCACGACTGACTTCACCCTGCTGAAATCGGCCAACCTTTCCAACTACACCGAACGCTATGACAAATTTCAGATTACCCTGGGGGCGGTTGAAACAGGCTCGTATCGTTACGAAGTTTACGATACCAGTAGCACGGTTGCAGCAGCCGTTGCGGTGGTTGAAACGGGCTTGGCTTATGTCCAAGTAGTTTCGCTGACATTCAACACCTACGCCAATTCCATCCAGTACACCGTCTTCGGTTCGTCCGATGAGCGAGTGTTTGATTCCACCTTTGACCCCTCTTTCGCATGAGCGTACAAACGAGAACCCAGTTGCAGACGAGTGCCGCAACTATCACCAACGAAACCGCTGCAGGAGCGAACACCGCCGCCCGTGTGGGTGGCCTATTCGACGACCTCGCAGATTCCGCCACCTTGGACCGAGAGCGGGGCGTGGCGAACCTGTACCTTGACGAATCCAAGAACTTCACCCCGACCCAAGGTCAGGCCGTCAAGTTAACAACCCCACTGAAGTCGGGCCTGCTGACTACCTACAACTTTACCCGCACAACCACCGCCATCACTTACACAGGGACGACGAGTGCTGCCTTGCGGGTATCGGCAAGCATGGTATTCTCGCAGGGGAACGGCAACCAAATAATCATCTACATCGCCAAGAACGGAACCATCATTCCGCAGTCCATGACTGACATCACCACGGGACACAACAACGGCCACTCGGTCACTCTTGAAGCGATTCTGCAAGGTGCAGTCAATGATGAATTCACCATCTACATCAACGCCGTGAACGATGGCGGTGCTATCACGATTTCGGCCCTCAACTTCACCGTACACACGCTATGAGCAGCATAAAACAATCATTCACCCAATGGCTTGGGATTGAACACAAGGTCCCCGTGATGTTGGAGAACAAAGCGGGGAAGTACATCACCTACGGGGCGTTTAACGAGTACCCCTACTATCTACTTGACAACTATCGCCGAAGCAGCAAGCACAACGCAATCGTCAACGGGAAGGTTAATTACATCGTGGGCGGTGGATGGCAACCTGGGGAGAAGATGACCGTGGAGCAGCAGGCCCGCTACGCCAAGTTTTTTGACGGCCTATCCGAACACGACGACCTGAACGACATCACCGAAAAACTCGTCCTTGACCTTGAACTATTTAACGGGTTTGCGGTGGCGGTGACTTGGAACAAGATGGGGACGATTGCGAAAATGGAGCATATCCCCTTTGAAAAAATCCGAGTGGACAAGGACGAGCGGATGTTCCAAGTGGCCGATTGGTACGACGATGCGATGGTCCAACTATACCCTAAAATCGGGGATGTAGAGAAAATCCCCGCCTTTGATGCTGACAACCGCATCGGCAAGCAACTGTTCTATTACAGGGTCTATGCTGCAGGTGTGAAGTCCTATCCCCTCCCCGAATACATGGGGGGCTTGGCGTGGATTGAAGCGGATGTGCAGGTGGCCAACTTCCACAACAACAACCTCCGCAATAACTTTTGGGGCGGGTATCTCATAAACTTCAACAACGGAATCCCGACACCCGAAGAACAGGGCGACATTGAGCGGCAAATCAAGCGCAAGTTTTCGGGGACGGACAACGCTGGTCGCTTTGTGGTGACCTTCAACGACGATGTCAGCAAGGCTCCCACCTTGGAACCGCTCACACCGAGCGACATGGACAAGCAGTTTGAGATTCTCAACAAGGCCATCCAGTCGGAAATCTTTATCAGCCACCGTGTCGTGAACCCGATGCTATTCGGCGTGAAGACCGAAGGCCAACTGGGAGGCAGGCAGGAACTGGTGGAGGCTTACGAACTATTCAAGGCTACCTATGTGAACGACCGAGTTCGCAAGGTGGAGCGGATGATTAACTACTTGGGGTCGTTCAACGGCGTGGAGGGGATGGAACTGATTCCCGTGGAACCCATCACGGAGCGTCTATCCGAACAAGCCCTGCTGACCATCATGACCCCCGAAGAACTGCGAGAGAAAGCGGGCCTCCCTGCGTTGGAAAAACAACCCGCCGATGTGGTGGGACCCAATCCCCAACCCGACGAGCAACCGCAAACACCCGTGGTCATGGGCAACGACAATATCAAGAAATTGTCGGGCCGTGAGTACCAAAACTTGATGAGAATCGTCCGCCACTACGCACAGGAGAAAATCACGCTGGAGATGGCCCGCACCATGCTATCCGCTGGATTCGGTCTAACCCCCGAAGAAGTGAACACGCTCCTTGGCGTGCAGGAGCAAGCCTTCAGCGAACCCCAATGGGGCGAAGAAGACACCGAGGACTACGGATGGGGGGACGAGGAATTTAAGGTCTTGGAGGTGGTCGCAAGCAAGTTTGGGAGCAGCGCAGACGACTATGTGGTCATGCACAGTAAGCCAATGCGGTTTGACACCGACTTAGACGACCAAGTGCGTCAAGCGTTCGCCGAACTTGGGGAGGAGGAGAAGGAACTGGATAAAAAAATTGAAGCCTACCGCAAAAAGAATCGGGACGCAAGCGTGGAAGAAATGGCCAAGGAGTTCGGGGTCAGCAAGGCGAAAGTCGCCAAGCGGGTCGCCTACTTGATTACTAAAGACCGTTACCCCATCGCCCGTACCGTGGACCAAATCGCCAAGGAAGGCGCCAAGCCAACGGATGAACCCGTGCTGGAGGTCCGCTATAAATACGCATGGGCGGCGGGTTTCAGCAACAAGGACAAGAGGACCAGCCGTGAGTTCTGCAAGGTCATGTTGGACCTCGCTGACCAAGGGAAGGTGTACACACGAGACGACATCAACGGCATTTCCAACATCATGGGATATAGCGTATGGAACCGCCGTGGTGGATGGTATCATACCGCAAGCGGAGTGAACCGCCCCCAATGCCGCCATGTGTGGGAGCAGCAAATTGTAATCCGCAAAGGCAATAAAATCACGAAAGCATGAAGGCACTATTCATAAGCGAGCAAACGCTCTTGGACAACTCCGTAATCAACGAGAATGTTTCCTTTACGCAGATTCGGCCTACCATCGTGAAGGTGCAGGAGATGCGGATTCAGCCAATAGTCGGTTCGGCCCTGTACTCGGAAATGGTCGGGCAGGTAGTGAGCGGTACGACCACGGCATTGAACACCACCCTGCTGGAGGACTA